CGTGGGTGGCAGGGTCGTCGTCGAGGTCGTCGTCGTCGAGGTGGTCGACGATGTGGACGTGGACGTAGTAGGTGGCGTCGTCGTGGTCGTCGGAGCCTGGGTCGTCGTGGTCGTAGTGGTAGATGGTGGTGCCTCGCTGGTCGTGGTCGTCGTAGCGACGGTGGTCGTGGTCGAGGTGGTGGTTGGAGCGGCGGTCGTGGTGGTAGTCGTCGGTGCGGCCGTGGTGGTCGTCGTGGTCGTGGTCGGAGCCAGCGTTGTCGTCGAGGTCGTGGTGGTGGTGGTCGTGGGCGGCGACCAGCCCTCGGTTGAGAACGACACCGCCATCGACCCGGTCGGCACCTCCATCCCAGCAGACTCGCGCTGGAACGTCGTGAACCGCAGGACGTAGTCGCCCGCCTCGGGTGTCAGGTGCAGCTTCGCCGAATAGCAGTCGCCGGTCTCGGTGTGGTTCCCGTCGTCGTCTGCCGCATACGTCGCGCCGGTCGAGTCGATCAGCAGCAGGTACGGGTCGGGTGTCGTGGTGTGATCGAGCGGGCAGTCCACGCCGGACGACGCGATGACGTGCAGCAGCGTCTCACCGTCGAGCGTCAGGCTCCAGTCGACGAACGGGTCGTCGGCCGACACCGACACCGTCCAGCCATCGGCCGCTGCCGGGTGGACCGGCCCGACCAGGGCGATCAGATACGACGCCGCGAGCGCGGCTCTACTCGTCCGGCGGGTCCAGGTCGACAGTCGCATCGTCGCCAGCCTCGGCTTCGGCGACGCGCGCACTCAGGACTTCGTTCTGCGCCGTGAGCACGGCGATCTCGAACTCGTTCGGGAATCGGGTCTGGAGGATTGCCAGGACCCGGTCGGTCAGGTTGATCTCGGTCATGCTTCGAGCGTAGCGACCCGAGCGCGTAGGTCTTTCACGGCGAGGACGAGGAGCGACAGGTAGGCGGTCTTGTTGATGCCGGTCAGGAACGGGACGTCCTCGGCGTCCGTTCCACGAGAGGCGAGGAACGGTGAGATCGCGTCCATGTCCTCAGCGATCGGGCCGATCTCGGGGTAGCCCGGTGCGTTGATGCGGTTCCACATCTTGGGCACGACCGAGTCGATCATGTCGGCGGTCAGGTGCTCACCGAGGTCGTCGGTGATGTTCTCCTTCTCGGCAGCGGTCGACGAGTTCCGGCGCAGGTAGTAATACCCGAAGGTCAATGCCCACTCGGCGTCGTTGCCAGTACCGGTGGTCGGGCTGAGTGCGTAGACCGACTTGCCGCTCGTGTTGATCCGGAGGTTGCCATCGCTGAGAACTGCGACATGGTTCGAGTTGCCTGCCCGCAGGCTTAGCTGGTCGCCGTCGGCACGGATGCCGACGTAGGAACTGCCCGTCGTTGAGTTGTCCACCAGGCTGAGGATCGCACCGGCATCGGTCGACTCGAACGTCGCCACGTTGTTCACGGTGCCTGCGTTCACATGCAGCTTGGCGCTCGGGGTAGAGGTGCCGATGCCGACCTCACCGCCAGCTTCGATCGCCATCCGGGTGAGGTTGTTCGTGGCGAAGTAGATGAGGCCAGACGACGTTTCGTTCTTGACATACAAGTCGTCGTTATCTGGGAACCCAAGAAACCCGAGCCGACTGTTGAGGTCGAACAGGCCGATGTACGGCCCCTCGTTCTCGCCTGCATTGTTCTCCAGTCGGAGAAGCTCGGATGAGCCATCATCTCGGCGGACGTGAAGCGGCGCTTGCGGTCCGGTCGTGCCGATGCCCATCCTGCCAGAGTCCGACATGATCGTATGGTCGCTGCCTGCAACCTCGAACCGGATGTCGTTGCCGCCGCCGCCGTAGATGCGGGCGAGGTCGGTGTCCGCCGAGTCGGTGAACTTGATCGCGAAGTTGCTCGTGCCGGTCGAGTTCGTGTCCTTGAGAGTCAGGACCGGCGTCGCATCCGTCAGCGTCAGCGAGTCGATGTCGAGGTCGTTCAGTTGGGCGGCGGTCAGCACCTGACCGGATGTGAAGCTCATGGCGGTCCTATCCTAGGAGGTTCTCGTCGAGCACGCCGAACAGGTCGTCGTCGAGAATGAACGGCGAGAACAGGTCGGCGTTCTCGGAGAAGGTCGTGAGGGTCGCGCCGCCCCTCGGGGTGATGTCCCAACGCACACCGACGATCATGCCGTCGAAGCTCATCGTGGACCCGGCTGCGTCGATCGCGACCGAGGTCGCGTCGCCGGTCGAGAACTTGACCATCTCCCAGCCGTCGTTGTCGCCAGGGAACACGGGCGGGAACCGCAGCGACCGCAGCACCATCGGGTCGCCGTCCTCCGGGCCGTAGCGTTGGAGGAACGACTCGGCGCACGCGAGCGTCGCCGCGTCGGAGACGGTGTGCATGTCGGTCCGGTGCTGGTCCTGCACGCCGTAGGTGTTCTGGGTCGAGGTCTGGCCTGCGGTCTGCTCGGCACCGACGTCGCCCTCGTACGCGGTGACCTGGAACGTGATCGCACCCGACGAGGCGGCGGAGTCGGCGGTGGCGTTCACGGCGAGCAGCGACTGGCTCGGCACGTCGACCGTGATCGTCTGCGTGCCGGTGTCCCCGGCGGAGAGTTTGACGAACGTCCCGAACGTGTCCCAGTCGCCGAACACGTCGGCGGTCTCGACGAAGATCTTCACGGCAGCGTCGACCGTGTTGGCGGTGACGTTTAGGTACAGCTTCGTCGAGTCCGGTGCGGGCCATGCGACGGCGGACTGCCGCCCGAGGGACGCGTACCCGATCGAGGTGCCCGAGGCGAGGTCGGTGCCGCTGATGTAGTCGTAGTGGGTCCGCATCGTGAACGACGCAGCGGTGAACCCGTACGAGGTGCCGACCTCGAACTCAGCGTTGGCGAAGTCACGCGCCCCGGCTGGTGGCGACGACACGCTCGTGTCGTAGGCGATCAAGGGCTCCAGGTGCGACACCGACAGGGTCGGGTCGTCGGTGACGGTCGGCCCGGACCGTGCCCGGTAGGTCAGGAGGTTCCGCTTGCCGGTCGAGGTGCGGACGATCGGCAGCCCGTGCCGGACGAAGAAGTCGCCGTTCTCCGCCTCGATCGCTTTCCGCAGGTAGTCGCCGATGTTGGCGAACTCGGGGAACGCCCACACGTTCTGATCGGACGACCCGCCGTTGATGAGGTAGTGGTCGGAGGTGAACTGGGTCGAGGTCGCCAGCGACAGCACGAACGGCATTAGCCCGTCGGATGGCAGGGCGTCGTCACCGAACGCGACCTCGCCGCCTTCGGTGTTGGCCGGGTCGTAGAACCGGCAGAACGCGAAGTAGGTGCCGAGCTGCCCGAGCGCGTCGGTGCAGGTCAGGATGACCCGGCTGTCGAACTTGTTCGCGAGCTTCAGGTCGACGTCGGTGACGTTCCCGGAGAAGAACCGCGGCGTGTAGTCGCCGAGGTCGGGCGACTCGCCGGTGACGGTCGTGTAGAAGTCGCACTCGACCCCGACGAAGCGAGCGTTGGCCCAGGTGCCTCCGCCGCCCGGTGTGAGCGCCCCGTCCGAGTTGTCCAGCTCGACCAGCATCCGACCGGCTGAGTACGAGGTGGCGATGGCGGTCTTGCCGTACTGGATCGACACGCCGAGCACACGGTCGATCGGGATGGCGTCCGGGTCGGCCCCGCCGTCCTTGTCTTTCGGTTGGAGTGCGATGGCGTAGTCCCAGGCCATCGGTTAGCTGCCCGTCGTGATCGGGACGTTGCCATTGCGTCGTGAGTACGAGTCGAGGGTCCGAATGATGTCCGAGGCGTCCGAGCCGACCGGCATCTGGATCGTGACGTTCATGGTGCCACCGCCACCGAACCCGGCCGGAAGCGGCGACGCACCCGGCGCAGTCGACAGCGGCACGACCGCTTCCGGACCGGCCTCCCCGATGAGCGCGGTGGTCGGGCGGCGGACGATCGCACCGGTCGCACCTGCGAACCCGCGCAGCTCACGCCCGATGCCGAAGTCGTCGACACCGAACACCTCGCTCAGTACTCGCACGTTGAACTCGATGTCCGCGCCTTCGAGCGCAGCCAGGATCAGTTGCAGCTCGGCGATCTCGTCGATGCCTCGACCAGCCGCCTCGCCGATAGCAGAGAGCGACGTCACCATCGTCTGCACCGAGACGAGCGCAGCGGGATCGTCGAACACATCGATCTTCGCCAGCATCTCGTCGAGGACTCCGGCGACGTCATCGCCGCCTCGGACGAACGCCTCCGCCATGTCCGGCGCGTTCTTCTTGCCGATCTGCGCGGCGGTCTCCGCAAGCTCCGAAGCGACCCGCTCCGCCTCGTAGAGCGCGTTGCCTTCGCCGAGGATCGCCTCCATGAGCTTCGAGAACTCGTCACGCATCCGGAACGTCTCGTCGGCGCTCAGCCCCATCGCACGCGCCATCTCATCCGCCCCAGAGATCACCTCGTCGATCGGTCCGCCGGTCTCGGCGAGTTCACCGCCGAGCGTGTCAACCTCGATACCGGCACGGTGCGCTTCGATCGACATGCCGTTCAGCGACTCGGCGTGGTTCTGGACGAGCGTGTCGACCCGGCCCATGATCTCCAGGTTCGACAGGTTCTGCCGCTGGTATCCGGCGATGATGCCCTCGCCATCGAGGTAGATGTCGTTCAGTAGCCGGACAGCGTCGCCGCTATCGACCAACGCCTCTGCCTGAGCTTCGAGTTTCTTGCGATTGTCGTCGAACGCATCAGCGGTCTCATCGACGACGTCGAGCATGTCGTCGAGTTGCTTGATCTCCAGGTCGCCTGCGTCGAAGGCGTCGATCAGCGCTTCCGCCAGCAGACGCTCCTCTCCGGTCAGGTCCCGTATCGCCGTTCGCATCGCGTCAGCCGACTTGGTGTTTTCCAGTACGTCCTGCAACTCCTGGAACGCGTCGGTGCCGCTCTCAGCGACGACGGCCACGTCGTTCATCGAGATCCCGAGTTCGTCGAACAGCGGCAGCGTGTCGTTCCCCAACGCCAACCCGAGCGCCGTGGACGAACCGACGATCGTGTCGACATCGTCGGTCGTGTCGTCCGCTGCGTCGCCGACGTCCCGGATCGCGGCGGCGAGTTCTTCCATCCGGCCGATCATGATGTGCGTCGGACTGTCGGCGTCGATGAACTCCTGGGTGAGTTCTTCCTGCCGGTCCTTCGCCTCGCGAGCGTTCCCGGCCATCTCGCCGAAGACGTAGAACAGACCGCCGAGAGCGATAGCGATCTGACCGATCGGGCCGGACGCCACCACGATCGCCGTGATCCCGGCTGCGGCTGCCAACGCTGCCGGGTGCATATCCTGGAACCCTTCGATCAGGAACTGCACACCTTCGAGCATCTGCAACACGATCGGGATGATCGTCTGCCCGATCCCGATCAGCGTCTCCTGAAGGTCGGCCATCGCCTGCTGAAACTTGAACCCGGCCGTGTCCGACACGACAGCGAACGCGTCGTCGAGCGTGCCGGTCGTGTCGCGCATGTTGGCGAAGATCTGCTCGGTCGTCGCGACGTTCGCGCCCATGAGGTCCATGACGCCGGACAGCGCTCGGACGTTGCCGAATACCGAGGCGGATGCGGCGGCGTTCCCGTCGAACTCCTCGGCGAGCGTCTGGAGCGTCGCCAGGAGGCCTTCGTCCTTGATCTGTTGACGTAGTCCTTCGGACGAGAGGCCCATGCCTTCGAGCGCTTCCTCGGCCTGCTTGGTGGGTCGCAGCAGCGAGGACAGGATGCCGCGCACCTGGGTCGCTGCCTCGGCGGCGTTCGTGCCGGTACGAGACAGAGCGGCGAACGCTGCGCCGACCTCGTCGAACCGGACACCCATCGCAGAAGCGATCGGGAGGACTCGACCCATCGACCCGGCCAGCTCGGATGCTTCGAGCTTGCCTTCTCGGACGGCGGCGGTGAGGACGTCGGTTGCTTGGACTGCCGACAGGTTCTCGGCTCCGTATGCGTTGAGCGCCGAGGTGGCGAGGTCGGCGATCTCGGTGACTTCGCCGAGACCGACCGCTGCGGCTTGCGCTGATGCTTCGAGGGTCTCCATCGCCACCGCTCCTCGGAGACCGGCAGACTGGATGAAGAACATGGCGTCGGCGAGAGCACCGGGTGCCTGGGCGGTCTCGCCCGATAGCGCCCGCACCGACTCAGCCATCGCGTCGACTTCGGACCCGGCGATACCGACCAACGATTCGATCTTCGTCATCGAGTCGTCGAAGTCGACAGCAGCCTTCACGGCGGCCGCACCGACACCGATAAGACCGAGGGTAAGCGGACCCGACGCCGCACGTGCGGCGGTCGTCGCCGCCTTCTGAAACTCGCCCGCCTGAAGCTGCGCCTTCGCCATTCCGAGCGTGTACTGCTTCGTGTTGGCGGTGACGATCGTGTTGATGCGGGCGACTGTCGTGCCTACGGCCATCTACTTCCTAGCCTTCGCTCGTTGGGCGGCCTGTTCTCGTTCAGAGTGTTCGATCCGGTAGAGAGCGATCCACTCGGTCAGTTCTTCGGATGACATGCGGGCGAGTAGCTCGCCGACAGTCATGCCGAGGTCGCGTGCGAGGCGGAAGTAGAACCGGCGCTCGGGGTTACCGCCCGAGAAGCCTAGGAGTCTTTTCCCGCCTCGTTGACCTTGTCCTCGGTCATGCCCGATCGCTCGAAGCACATCGTCCACAACCGCTCGATCACGGTCGCTGACTTGTCCATGAGCGCTTCCATGTCTTCGGTCTCGAAGATCGGGTCGCCAGTCTCGGGGTCGACGATGCAACCCTGAAGCGTGCGAGCCCACATGCCGAGAACCTTGTTGGCGTCGATCCCGTCGCCCTGCTGCGCGAGTTCCATCACAGCGGCGCGGGACTTCGCTGACATCGACTTGATGCCGACGGTCACGCCCCACTCGGGAACCTCGACCGTGTCGGTCGGGGTGTCTGCTGCGGCGAGGATCGCGGCTCGTAGGTCGGTCATGGTGTGCTCCTGTCGTAGTTCCACCCGGCACGCTACTGGAGGGGAGAGCGTGCCGGGTGGAGGTCACGACTAGACGGTGCCTCGGGTGACTGCGCCGGTGACCTGGAAGTCAGCGGAGAAGGTCACGACGTCACCGACGGGGGACGACAGCGAGTAGCTCGTAAGGATGCATTCGCCGGTGTACTTCGACTCGCCGGAGGTACCGGTCGGCTGGTACTCGAACGAGCGGCTGGCGGGTTCGGCTCCGCCCTTGAGGTAGCCGTCGACGGTGGCGTCGTACATGCCGGAGATCGAGATGGTGGCGGATTCGAGCGAGACGATGTAGCTGCGGCTCGACGCGCCGAACGCCGTTACCTCTGCGGTGTCGGTTGTCTCGGGGAAGTCGACGCTGTTCAGGACGTCGCTGATGGGCTGAAGGGTGCCGCCTGTGTCGTCGATCTTGAAGACGGCGGACTTGCCGGTGGTGAATGTGGGCATGGTTCGCTCCTCCTAGAAGCGTGCGAACGACACCATGAAGGTGATCGCTCCGGACGAGCCTGCGGTGCTGGCCGTGACCCGCAGGTACTGGTTGACGGTGCCGGTCACGGCCGACAGTTGAGAAGTGATGGTCGACGCACCGACAGCGGTGAACGTCACGAGGTCGGCCCAGACCGCGTCGTCGGCCGAGTGCTGGACCTTGATGGTCGTCGCGCCGTCGACGGTGTTGGTCGGGACGTGGAGCAGAGCCGCTCCGCCGTTCGTGCTCGACGCGCCGTTGTCGACCGAGGCGAGGTTGCCGAGCGACCCGTGAGCGATCGACGCGCCGGTCGTGAGCTGCACGGCGGACGCCACACCGAAGTCGACGTTGTTCGCCGGGTCGGCGGAGCATTGGAAGTCGGCGGTCAGCGAGTTCACGTCAGCGACCGGTGTCGCCATCGTGTAGCTCGTCTCGTTCGCTCGGGCGATGACCGCCCGGTTCCCGATGGTGCCGCCCTCGATCGCGACGGTGAGCACCGGGTGAGTGGCGGACCCGAGGATCGCTTCGAACTCCTTGTCGGACGTTCCGGCGGTGTTGGTGGCGTCGATGAGTCCGTTGAACGAGAGCGTGCCGGATGCCTGCGACGCGATGAACGCCCGGCTGCTGGCCCCGTAGGTGGTGACGTCAGCGGTGTCCTGATCGAACCCGACGTCGGATGCCTGGAGGTAGGCGCTCATGTCGAACTCGTCCAGATAGACGGACGTCGACTTGCCGTGCTGGAACGTGGGCATCTGCTACTCCTCCTCGTCAGCCGGAGCGGCTGCGGTCTTGCCCGCCGGGGTCAGGTAGCCGTCGTCGACCAGCCACTTCACGGTCTTCGCTGCGGCGTCGAGGGTGTCGCCGGGTTCGTAGCGCTTGTCGCCGATGTCGATCCCGGCGTCGCCGCTCGGACCGCCGGTGACTGTGTAGCGTGGCATGAGACCTCTCTCGGAGCATGGAGCGACCTCCGGAGAGGACACTCGGTCACGAGGCGACTCAGCGCACTAGGGCGAGTGTAGGTGCGCTGCGGCGTTCTCGCCATAGAGACCTAGTCGGGCCGGTTCACCTTCCGGCATCGCGGGCACATGATCCGGAAGGGTGCGTTGACCTGCTCGGCGAGGAGCTTGCCGCACTCCGAGCATCGCAACTCGGCAGGCCATCTCGACTCGACGTCGTCGCCGTACGGGTCAGGTGACCTCACGAGTCACGAGGAAGTTCACGACGTGCAGCATCCGGTCCTGGTCGTCTCGGTTGAGAGCGAACGGCGACTGCACCGGGTCGGCCAACAGGTAGCGGGTCGAGTTGATCGTCTCGTTGTCGATCAGGCACAGCGCCACCCAGACGTCGGTGCAGAGAGCCTCCGACGTCGAGTAGGCGGCAGCGCGTGCGACGACCTGAAGGCCACGAGTCTCGACGGGCGGGGCCGAGTTCGTTCCGAAGACCAGCTCGGGTGCGGTGCCGCCAGTCTCGTACAACGCGACGAGCGTATCCGGCGTATCGGGGCGGCGACCGAGGAACAGGTTCGTGCCGAGCGTGAGCGACTCAGCCGGGATGGTCGCACCGGCGAGGTGGGTGCCGATGTCGTCGAGGAAAGCCATCAGAGGATGCCCTTCGACGCGGCGACCGACTTCGCGATAATCGCCTCCGCCTTCTTCGCGATCTGGTTCGACGGATATTCGAGATACTTCGGACCGCGACCTTGGCCCTCGGCGACCGGGCTGCCGCCCTTCGACTTCGGCGGGTGCGACAGGTTCAGGTTCTCGTGCTGGACGAGAGCGTACGGGGCAGCGGGTCCGCCGTAGCTGATCCTGCCTTCGATGTTTCCGTCGCCTGTGCCCTTGACTGACGTCGTCTGCGACCGGGACAGCGCGCCGGTGTCGAACGGGACGAGTTCGTCGGCGCGTGCGCCGATCTCCAGAAGGATCTGGCCGACGCCGAGCCGAACACCAGCAGCGATCGCCCGTTGCTGTGCTGCCGCAACTTTGTTGAACGTGGAAGTCACCCGGCTCATCGGCTGACTCTCCCGACGTACACGACCTGGCCGACCTGGCCGAGCGGGTCGGCGAGTGTCTCGACCGCGACGATCGGGCGGGTGCCGGACACCGGAGCGGGGAGGGTGATCTCGTCGCCGGTGTCGATCGACAGCGTCCGGTCCGGGATGAAGACCTTGTACTCGACCGTCACGTCGGCGTTCACACCGGGCGGCTGGTCGAGGGTCCGTTCGATGTAGCAGTCGTAGGTGGTGGCGTCGCCGGTGAACGTCGCCTCGCCGTAGTTGTTCAGCGTCGAGGTCGTGCGCGTGCTGACCTGCTGCGGCGTCATGTTGACCCGGAGCGCCGTGGCGAACACGTCGGACGAAGCTGCGCCGGTCATGACAGGGTGTCGTCGTCGATCCCGGCGTCGGCTCGGGCTGGGCCTGCGCCATAGTCGGACGTGTTGGCGAACTGGCCCGAGGTGAAGAACGGGTCGACCCGGTCGGCGTTGTCGCGGTCGATCCGCTTGTCCGAGACCGAGATGCCTCCGGCATACGGGACCGGCACCAGGTTCTCACGTCCGGCGAGGACCCGAAGCTGCTCGGCCTGGGTGCGGGCGTTGTCGGCCTTCTGCGACAGGTCGACGCGCATATCGCCGATGGCCTGGTTGGCGAGGCGGCTGAACTTCGAGGCGATCGCCAACATGACCCGGTAGGCGACGGTGTAGAGGTCCGTCGTCGCCGTGTCGGAGCCGGTGACCTGCGAGTTGGTCCAGGCGATCTCCTCGTCGGAGACGAGCTGGTCGTTCGTGTCGGTGTCGCCGACCAGGAACCGGATCGAGTCGCGTGCGTTCGTTGCCGGGTCTCCGGAGTAGGTCCACGTCATGCGGTCATCCTATGCCACGAGGTCGGGCGCGTCTGCGGAGACGCGCAACAGCCCGCCCGGAAAGGAGAACGAAAACCGGGCGGGCTGTTGGGGTGTTGGGTGTGGGATCTACCCGAGGCGTCAGGCGACGCAGTTCGAGAAGAAGTACCCGAGGGCGCTGGAGACGACCTTGAAGTCCCAGGCGCTCTGGATCTCCAGGCGGTCGGCGCGGAGGTGGTCCATGCGGAACCGGCTGACGCTCGTCGAGGTGCCGATGCCGCCGCTGTTGGCGAGACCGGTCCAGGTGAAGTTGTAGCCAGCCGAGGGCTGCATGAGACCCGCGGACGCCGGGACGTAGGCGAGGAGCATGTCCTTGTCGCCGATCTGGGCGTAGGACGCCGTGGCACCCTCGTCCGCCGAGTTGACGATGCTGCCCATGACGTGCAGCTCGTCGAGACCGAGGACCCGAGCGATCAGGTCGGTGGTCATGGACTCGCTGGTCGTGTACTTGTAGCGCTCGACGATGTCGGTGTGGTTCTTCAGGATCGAGAAGACCGCATAGCTGCACACGCCGACGTTCGGGCGGTAGCCTGTGTTGGTGAGCATCGTGTTGATGCCCGCCTGGACGTCGCCGATCGGGTCCGAACCCGAGGCCGACCAGAGGGTCGACGGGGTGGTGTCGGTGTCCCAGATGCCGGTGCCGAAGTAGTTGGTCGCCCAGTCGCGCTCCTGACGGATCAGCATCTGCTGGGCGAGGAAGCGGGTGGCGTCCTGATCCATGTTGAGCGGCGCGTCAGCGTTCGCTCGGGTCTGGTCGCCGATGTCCTTGTGGAGCGCCCACACGTTCGCCGAGTAGCTGTCGGTCGAGAGGCCGTAGCCCGAACCGGCGGACTCGGTGCCGTCGGCGCGGTACTGGACCTCGTCGCGGAAGAAGTCGGCCTGCGTGTAGGTGAAGAACTTGTCGGACTGCTTCGTCACCGGAACGCTCGGGAACACCTTGCCAGCGACGAAGTGATCCGCCTCCTGCATGTAGGCGACCGAGATGCCGGTGAGGATCGCGTCGACATGGACGTCGGATTGAGTTGGCTGAGGCATCAGCTAGCCCTCCCGTTCGAGATGTTGATGAAGGCGGTCTGGAGCGTGTTGGCGGCTCCGGCCGTGATGGCCTGGCCGCAGGTGTAGACGGTGGTCTCGGTGCCGACGGTGAGCGGCTGTGCCTGCCCGTCCGCCGAGGTGCCGATGACGTCGCCCGCGGCGAGCGTGGCGTCGGCGGACACCTTCGAGAGACCGAAGATGGTGACCTCGGCGCTCTCGCCTGCGGCCGGGGTGTTCTGGAGGACGCCGATCGGGACGTCGGTGACGGCGGAGCAGACGTTGACGGTCGACTCGCTGGCGAGCTTCACGAAGTAGTACTGCTTGCCGGACAGGTCAGCGGCCGCGGTGAGCGTGCCGATGTTGATCTGCGGGGACTCGTATGCCATGAGTCTCAGCCCTTCCCGCCGACGTAGTCAGCGTAGAGGTCGGGACGATCAGCTGCAACGAGCGCGATCGCCTGGTGGAAGTTGGAAGCCTTGCCGTCGGCCACGAGGCCCTTGGCGAGGTTCTGGATGGTGGACAGGGCATCGCTGTCGCCAGCGGCGTCGGTGCCGAGTTCCTTGGTGACGTCCGCCTCGGCGAACGCGATCTGGCAGGCGTCGAAGACCGCGGCCACAGCGTCACGCTGCTCGTCGTCGAGCGAGCGCAGCACCGGGACGAAGTCGTCGGTCATGCCGGGGACCTGATCCCATTCGGCAACCTTGGCGGCGGCCTTCTCGATGTCGGCGGTCTCGGCGAGCGCGTCACGCTCGGCGGCAGCCTTCTCGAAGTGGGCGGTCATGTCGGTGAGGGCCTTCCGCAGATCGCCGAGTTCCTTCGCCAACGCTTCGTCAGCGACCGGGGTGTCGACGACCGGGTCAGCCTCGTGGATGTCTTCCACGGGTTCCTCCTGGTCGGTGATTAGGTCGGCGAACGCGTCGGAGATCGGGTCGTCGGCTTTCATGACGAGCCAGCCTTCAACGAGGGACGCAGGGTGGTCGACCCCGGACACCTCGTCGAGTTCGAGATCTACGAGTTGATGCGCTTGCACGAGTCGAAGTGTAGGTGGCGAGTTTCGACGTGTCAGTAGAGGGCTACGAGACGGGGTTGATCGGCGCAATCCAGCCGTCGGCGAACTGGTAGCGGAACGGGTCGGTGATGGTGCCAGCACCGACCCGCACAGGTGGCTCGCCGATCGTCGGCACGACGCGGGTCTTGCATCGGCAGTTCGGATGGGCGGGCGGGTTGCCTGATCCGCTCGGCCAGAAGAAGTCACCAGCGAGCGGGACCCGCGTGCCGCCGAGGGGGACGCAGATGTTGCAGACGTCGAACGGGCCAGTGATCCATTCTTTCTGCGACTCGGGTGCGACGACGCCCGAATCCATCAGCAGCTGGTTCTGGTACTGGATGCCCGCGTTCTGGGCGTAGGCGATCTCGGTGCGAGCGATCGCTCGGGCGCGTGACCGACGCAGTCGATCCCCGTAGCGCTGCATCGCTCGCTCGGCGACTCGAAGCGCGACGCTCGGTCGTTGACCTGCGGCGATCTGCTCGAACGCGATCGCGTTGCCGTGCTTGATGACCGCGGCGGTGTAGCGGTCGGTGAGTCCTCGAGTGTGGCCGACGTAGCGGGCGGCGAGGTCGGCACCGGTCGGGCGGGTCGGGGAGATGTCGTCGAGGATGGCGTAGATGGTCTGGGCGGTCTGTTGCGGGGTCAGGCCGGTGACGGTGCGGCCGGTCGTGAACGACTGCGACACGGTGAACGAGTCGGTGATGGCGGTCTCGATCGAGGTGCGGACGGTGGTGGTCAGGTCGTCGAGGATCGACTCGGAACGGAACCGGGCGTAGATGCGGCCGGGCGCGTTCGGGTCGGTGCGGTCGAAGGTTCGGAGGTCGGCGTCCCAGATGACCTCGCGTTTCGCCTTGCGGAGTTCCGCGGTCGAGCGCAGCATGACTGGCGACCCCAGGTCGTAGAGGACCCGGTTGACGTCGCGGCGTTGCTGCTCGGCGGCGTCCTGTGCGCCTGACTGGAACGCTGCGAAGATCGGGCGCTGGAGGATGTCGGGGTCGTCGGTGATGAGTTCTGCGATGCGAGCGGTGAGCGTGGCGATCGTGACTCGGTCGTAGATGTAGTCGACGAGCAGGTCGGTCTGGATGGCATCCGCGATCTTCCCGACGGCCGTGGCGACGGTGCGTTCGGACCCGTAGAGCTTGTCGGAGTCGACCGGTCGAAACTCAGGGCGGTGGTTCTTGTAGACCTCGCCGGGATCACGGTCGCCCATGTCGACCCGTACCGTCATGGCGAATAGAACACCGAACCGACAGCGGTGCCGGTGATGACCTCGCAGTAGATCCCGTCGGGACAGTGGACGCCGTTCGGCCCGTACCAGATCGTCCCGGCACCGTTCGAGGAGATGTCCAGCGCGGCGACGTGTTCGCCCGACGTCGACGTGCCGTTGTGCAGGTGGACCTTCACGTTCGCTGCGCCCTCGTCGCACAGCACGATCCCGTAGAGGACCGAGCTGCCGGTGACGATCTGCTGGTTGCCGCCGGTGAACTCGGCGATCGAGGCGGGCGGGTCGATGTACGAGTTGGTCATCAGTCGACCTGCGCTTCCTCGTCGGTCGGGAGTCCGCCGATCTCTCGCAGGTAGTCGTCGAGATTGTCGTCTGGGATGAGCGCGCCCGCGGTGGCGAGGCGGGAGACGTAGTTGGAGATCGTGTCGAGGTCGGGTGCGCGTGGTGCGGTGTAGGCGATCGTCGGAGCGAGGCGCGGGTCGATCCCGTTGATCCGCATCAGGCGAGGCACCGCGTAGCTGTTGAGGACGTCAGCGATCGAGGCGAGGTAGGCGGCGATCGAGTCCTGGAACAGTTCGATCTTCGACACCGAGAGCGCCTGCGCGCCTATGCGGTCGTGACCGACCAGTAGGAAGTCGGCGAGCATCGTCATCGCGATCCGGGTGTCGTAGCGGCTGATGATGACGTTCGTGTCGAACTGGCGGCGACCACCAGTGCTCATGAGCTTGATGTCGTAGGCGAGGTTGCCGGTCTCGTGGTCGTAGGCCAGGGGGAATACGAGACCCTCTTGCTCGTCGCGTCTGATGTTGCGGACGATCTCTTTGATCGCGGTGAGGGCCTGGGTCTCGGCCGATGTGGCGGAGTCGGAGAGGAGCTGGGGTGGCACGAACGCCACAGGCATCCCGGCGAGATCGCGTTCGATGCCGATCGCTTCGATCTCGGCGATGCGCTTCTGGTAGTACCACGAGACGTAGGCCGATCGCAGGATCGAGCGGCCTTGCGGGTTGTTCATGCGGGTCGTGGTGCGGAACAGCAGCGACTTCTCGATCGGGAGGAACACGTTCGTCCCCGCCGAGGGGTCCTGCTGGATCGCGCCCTCGATCCCGCCGTGCGAGTCGAGCTGCCATTCGGTGATGGTGTCCTGTGCCCGGACGGGGAGCTTGCGCCACCCGATCCGGCCGTCGTCGAACTTCGAGGAGGTGCCGTCGTCGGCGAGGCCGTTGCGGCGCTTGTAGACGATCTCGTGGAGCGAGTAGCCGTACACGAGGAACCCGAGGACGGACGAGATGAAGTCCTCCCACGAGGTGCTCATGTCGGACATGCACGACGCGACGAACTCGGCCTCGTCGATGGCGGCCTGGTCGTCGGGGTCCGCGGGCTGCACGGTCCAATCGACCGAGCGGAACAACATCTCGATCGAAGCGAGCGTCGCGCCGATGACGGGATGGTTCTCGGCCATCTCGCGGAAGATCGCCATCCCGCCTCGACCTTGAAGCTGTCGTAGGAAGTCCTCGGTGATCTGTCCCGCGTTCACCGACAGGCCAGCCGAGCCAACCTCAGCGAAGTCGGTCGACGTGACCTTCTGCTTCTTGACCGGCGTGGTCCGGCCGCCCGTCTTGTTCTGCGCCACGATCGGCAGCCTACTCGCTGGTCGGGGTCAGGGATAGATCTGCCTCGACGCGGCGGGCCTTGCCGCCGATCGAGTAGCCGCGGAGCTGGCCCGCTTTGACGAGATCCCAGGCCCATGACTCCCACACGACGCCCATGAACGGGGTCTCGGCTGGGAACTCGACCTTGCGGATGTCTTCGCCTGGGAGCGAGAGCGATGTCTGGATCGGCATCGGCCAGGTCAGGATCTCGACCATCTCGCCCGCGGCTTTGTCGGAGTGCTGGAGGAAGATGGTGCGGTCGCCGGAGCGGACCCAGTCCCAGATCGCCTTCTGGAGTGTGGCGGCGTCGATGAACTCGCCGTGGCCGTCGAGGCGGCCGGGGACGTACACCGGGCCGAGGGTGTAGCGCTCCTCGGCTTTGGCGAACGGGACGACGGCGTGGAGCGCTGCGAGCTTCTCGGTGGTGTCGCCGGTCGTGTACGGCGGAGCGAACCCGAGCGCTTCGAGGCGGTCCTCGATGACGCTGCGAGCGAGGTCGAGCATCATGTCGCCGCTCGACTTGTGAGTGAGTTGGTGGGCGGCGATGAGCTGCTCAGGTGTGAGACCATCGAGCGATCGAGAGAACGACTCGATCTGGGCGAGGCGTTCCTCGGCGTCGGCCATCGTGTCGTAGCAGCCGAAGCGTCGACCACGACCCTCGGAGTAGACACAGAAGCGACCATCCTCCTCGACGATCTCCTTGCGGAACTCGTGACCGTATCCCTTCGTCTCGTCGTCGTAGCCGTAGCCCGACTCGATCTCGACGTCGACCTCGGCGAGGATCGGCTTCCACGCAGCGCAGACATACCCGGCGCGGACCGCCGCGCCGAACTTCAGGCACGCGCCGATCTTGTAATAGGCGCAGTTGTCGCAGCGACGCTGACCGTCGGCGGGTGCGTAGGCGTCGGGGAGGGCGTGCGGGATCGGTTCGCCGTCGGGGTAGCGGATGTGGGCTTTGTCGGTGTCCATGCTTTTCCTGGTCGACAGCGGGTGCCCCTCGGGCAGTAGGTCGGTGTCGAAAGCTGATCGAGGGAATCGTCCCGTGCGTACCGCGGTGAGGAACGCGTTCACCCTGGCGTATGCCCACTGGTCCGCTGATCCGACGTTCGGTCGAACCGATGCTGGGTTGGTTCGGTAAGCGCCGACACCACGCTCGAACACGGCGCTCAGCATTCGCAGGGTGACTCGCTTCGAGGCGGTGCTGCCGTGCTTCTCGTTGTGGTCCTCGACCTTGCGTTCGAGCGCATCTCGGACTCGGGCCGAGACTTCTTTCTTGATTCGGTCGCTGATGTCGCCAGCTGGTCGAAGTTCCGAGGCTGATCGAAGCGCCTGTCGATCGGTCGGGGTCAGGCGTCGATCTTCGTCGATGGCGTACACCTGCATCAGGACGGCGGGGTCGTCGCTCGATGCTTCTCTCGTGTCGCCTGCGCGTTCGATCGTGCCAGTGCGGAACACTTCGACCGCGACGCCTGTGGCGTACTCGGTCGGTCCTGGCGGCTTCGGGATGGCGTAGAGGTACGCACGCCCGACACGAGCATCAGATCCCGCGACCTTCTCCAGTCGGTCTCGTGTGCGTTCAGCCCACTCCATCGCTGCCATCCTGTCCTGCCCGAGGGAACCGCCCCACAGCAACCACGCCACGATCCCTGGCGTGGGTCGATCGGTCTCCCCATTGATGAACGCTCGACTGTCGTCTGTCTCGATGTCGCCTCGATGTCGAGCGAACCACGCGGCCATCCGGGTCACCTTGTCCTCGGACACGTTGCCGCCTGCCATCGCCCGAGCTTCGCGGATCGTGGCAGGGCGCAGACCATCACCAGCGAACTCCAGCAGGTCCAAGCCGCGGGACGCGTTGGCGGAGATGTACGAGGGGACTGCGACCATGCGTCGATCGTAGTCGACGAAAACGACCGCCGCCGCGGCCGTCACACTGTCCAGGGCGACTTTCGGGTCGACTGGAAAGGGACCACCGCCTGCGGCTCTCGACCGCCGACCATCAACTCCGACAGCGCCCACACGAGAGCGTCGAGCCTGTCGGGTGATGGTCCGTCTGGTGTCCAGGTGCACAGCTGATCTTCGAGTTCAGGGAACGCTCCCGCGTGGTGGACCCGGCCCTGCTCGTACAGGGCAGCGACGGGTTCGGCTCGGGTGCGCTTGCCGCGGGACGCGTGGACGAGCTTGACGGGGACCGAGGCGTCGATGGTGCGAAGGGTGTGGGAGATCATGTCGCCGCCCTGGTTCGCCTCTGCGACGATCCGGTCGGCCTTGTGGACGTGGTGCGCGGTGACCGCAGCGGACGCCCACTCGGCGGGGCTGCCCTTCATCGAGCGGTCCTCCAGGACGTAGCCGTGGCCGTGGTCGTCGACGCCTGCGACGATGATGCCGGTCTCGTCCGAGTCGACGTTGGCCGAAGCGGCTGGGTCGATCGCGACGACGACCCGGCGGAGGTTCGGGACGGTGGTGGTGCGGGCATCGTCGAGCATGTCGCGATTCCACAGCGCGCCGTCGGCGTCGAGGAGCAGTTCGGCTTCGAGTTCCTGACGACCCAGGCGGGTGCCCTCGTAGCGGTGTCGCATCTCGTCGAGGAACGTCGCGGACAGGTTGGCGGCGTTCTCGTAGGTCGAGCCTCTGGTCACGACGCAGTCGGGCCGGTCGGCGAGGTTGCGGATCAGGCGAGTCGGTCGAGGGGTGGTGGTGGCGACCGCCCGCGGTCGATCGCCGATCCGGAGGCCGAACATCAGCTGGTCCCATGCGTCGGGGTAGCGCCAGGCGGCGACCTCGTCGGCCCAGGCGAGATCGTGGTTCGGTCCGCGGAGTCGGTCGGGTTCGTCTGCTGAGTAGGTCGTGGCGATCGCTCCGTTCGGGAACGTGACCCGCCGCTTCGAGGGTTCGTATCGCGGGCGGGTCTCGTCAGGGAAGATGCGAAGCAGGCCGGACTCGCCCTCGATCATCGTGTCGCGGACGTCCGCGGCGGTCGCTCCGACGAGTGCGATGCGTCCAGCGTGACCAGACTCGACCTGTCGTCGCACCCACTCAGCACCTGACCTGGTCTTGCCGAACCCGCGGCCAGCGAGGATCAGCCAGATGCGCCAGTCGCCGTCGGGAGCGAGCTGCGCTGGGCGTGCCCACACCGACCAGTCGTAGAGGATCGACCGGATCATGTGCGGGTCGTAGTCCTCGACCCAGTCGATGCCTTCGGCTTCCGCGGCGGCGATGAGCCGCTGCACCACCGATCGCTCGTCGGTCACGCTTCGAGCTTGCGAAGACGTTCTCGGAGGATCTCGCCGACGTCGGTGCGGAGTGGTCCGCCTTCTGGGCCGGTGACCTCGAGCTGGCGCGGTGCGTCCATCCCGAACAGTTGACGACGTGCGCTCGAGATTCTGATCGCTGAGTTCGTGAGGGTGGCGAGCTGGTTCGGATCGGCGTCGGCTCCGAGCTGGGCGATCGCGGTCGACACTCGTCGCCATAGCTGGTCGATGCGTTCACCCTCGGACGCTCGAACCTCTTCGACTGCCGCGGTTCCCCATCGCTTCAGGGCGGCGTCGTAGGCGCGTTTGGCGGAGGACCGATCGGCGTAGCCGACGTGGTCGGCGATCTCGTCGAACGTCCAGCCGACTCGGCGCAGTTCGACGACTTTGCGGTAGCGGTCGGCTTCGTCGGGTGTGAGCGCGGCGGTGGCGTTCTTCTGTGGTGCGGGGTGTCCGGGCTTGCGGGCCATGTTGCGAGTGTAGCGTTGTCGGGCGGGTGGTCTAGTCGACGAAGTTTCGGGCCTTGCCAGTTCGTTCGAGGATGGGCTTCGTGTCGGTGTGTCGCTGGTATCGGTTGCAGATGATGTCGACGTAGATCGGGGAGATCTCGATGCCGTGGCCGCGTCGGTTGTTGGCGTCTGCGGCGAGGATGGTCGAGCCTGATCCGCAGAAGGGGTCGTAGACGATGTCGTTGTCGTCGGTGTAGGCCTTGATGAAGAACTCGGGGAGGCCGACTGGGAATGCTGCGCCGTGGCCGGTCGCTTCGTGAGATGAGGCGAAGGTTGGGAGTCTGTTGGATGGGTAGGCGAGTCCTGGTTCGCTTCTGATCTTGAAGTCGAACCCTGGCTGGCCTTGTCGTTCGGCGTTGCTGCTCCCTTGGAGCTTCGCCCAGTTGGTGTCGCCCGCGCCTGGTCCTAGTGCCTGTGGGACTCGTTCCGATTCGTAGGTGACTGCGTCAGGGTTGAATCGCCACTCCTCGCCTGGGCGGGTGAACTGGTAGACAGGCTCGAACGCGTTCTTGAATCGACGGGCGGGTCTCATCGGGACGCCGTTGCGTTCCCAGCAGTACTCGGTCGCGATGTTCCATCCCCATCGTGTGTAGTGGGCGTTGACGAGATCCATGACGTAGGTCTCCATCGAGAGGCCGTTCGATCCTGCCTTGATGTTCATGAAGTACGAACCGTCGTCGGTCAGGTGGTGGAGGATGTTGTCCGCGATTGGTTGATACCAGTCGACGTACTGGTCGGGTGGGATCGGTTGGAAGGGGGAGTCCTCGTCGTACTTCCTGCGGTCGGCGTATGGCGGGGATGTGACGGCGAGGTTGATCTGTTGGCCGTTGAGGAGGCGGGCGACGTCGTCGGGGTTGCGGGAGTCGCCGCACATCACTCGATGGTTGCCGAGTAGCCAGATGTCGCCAGGCTTCGCGATGCGAGGCACTTCTGCGAGCGGTTCGGGTAGGTCGGTGTCGTCGGGCTGTTGGAACGACTG